CCTACAAACATGGCAGTTTTAGATACCATTACACATGCAAGTATTGTCAACCCAAGAGGCTTTGACATAGATTTAGTAGGTAATACTGCGTTTTTGTCAAATTTAGGCTCTAACTTTATAACGGCAGTAGATATTTCAGACCCTTCTAGTTTGTCCATAGCAGGCACCTTAGAAAGTTCTTCGGATATAGGTACTGGTGCTTTCTTTAAAATATTAAAATAAAGGTAATATTATGTACGTTAAAATAGTAAGCGGCTCTGTAGATACGTTCCCATACAGCGTTAGTCAGCTTAAACAGGATAACCTTAATACATCATTTCCTAGTTCTTTAACTGGTATAGACTTATCAAGTTGGGGCGTACAGACAGTTACAGTGTCTTCAAAACCTTCTGTCAACCATAACCAAAAAGCAGTAAGTGAGTCTGCGCCTACGCTAGTGGACGGTATTTGGACTTTAGGGTGGACGGTAAGAGATTTAACAACAGAGGAAATAGCACAGGAAGCTAAGAATGCCCGTAGTAATCGTGACGAACTATTAGCGGATAGTGATTGGACGCAGATACCTGATAGCCCCCTAGACGACAGCACAAAGGCTTCTTGGGCTACGTACCGCACAGCACTACGAGATATAACTGAACAGTCTGGATTTCCTACAGACATAACTTGGCCTACAGCGCCTTAATTATGTAAAAAATTAAACTTTAGTATTACATAACTAAATTGAAGGACTAAAACTCATGGAAGAAACTAAAGAAATAATGGATGTAGCGGCTGCTTCAACTGCGGTATTAACACTAGGTGCGTGGCTTCCTCCTATTGCTTCCTTATTTACTATTGTTTGGTTAGGTTTGCGTATTTATGAATCTGACACAGTGCAGGATTTATTTAATAGAAAATCTAAGTAAACTTTATCTTGACTTTTGGCTAAGGATATGCTATAATAATGAGTATATTAAATAGTTTGATAAAACCAATAACTAGTTTATTAGATAAAGTTATTGAAGATAAAGACATTAAAAATAACATAGCTTTTGAATTAGCTACTATGGCAGAGCGTTACGCCCAAGAGTTATCCAAAGGTCAGTTAGAAGTTAATAAGGTTGAAGCAGCACATAACAGTTTATTTGTGTCAGGTTGGCGGCCTGCTATTGGTTGGATATGTGGATTAGCCCTGCTGTACTCTACAATCTTAGTTCCCATCTTAGGTATCTGGATTACTGTCCCTCCTGTAGATAGCTCATTACTTACTAGCGTACTTATGGGTATGTTAGGTCTTGGAGCCATGCGCTCTTATGAAAAGAAAAATAACGTAGCGAGAAATAAGTAATGCCCAGAGATGATTTTTACGATGAATTTGCTGATTTAAGGTTAAATAATCCTTTAAATAGTTCTTTTGATGTTTCTCCTACAGGTGGTCTTGAAGACATAAGTTCATCACAACCAACATATAACGCCACAAAAACTGAGCATTATAATTCTGCTGTCTATGATGGTTATGGTAACATAATAAAGTACATGCATCAACCAACTATGTCAACAAGCAACGTAGCAGAGAGTGCTGCTACAACAAAAGAAGCTAACGAGCAATGGCGTAAAGACAACCCATCTTTTAACATGGTTGATTGGTACAGTAATTTGTCTTCTCAAGACAACACAGCAGCTATTGAATCTTTTGAACAAGAAGCTTATGAAAACTTTGATCCTAATAGAGGTGAGTTAGCAGGCATCACTTCTACTGGATGGGCTACCGAACAAGTGCTAGGCACTCCTTTTTTAGACATGGTTCGTAAGTCTGGGGTTTCTCAATCCCAAGCAACAGCAAGTACTCTTGAGCTTGACTATCCTTACGACTATGACGGTAACAACTTGTACATGAAAGTCCCTGAAACAGGGGGCAACACTGATATGTACCAAGGCTTCAGCGATGAAGACCGTAAAAAGTACTTGGATTTGCAAGATCGTGGTAGCTTTATTGATATTACCGGAGGCACAGCAGCAGTTGGTGAGTACTCTATGTTGTGGGTTGAAGACCCTCCAGAGGAAAGTACGCTTACTGGGTTTCTTAATAACCCACTTACTAATTTAATAGCAACTGTTGTTCCTTTTGGTCAGGTTATACTTACAGCAGCTAAGGTTGCTAACGGTCAAACATTACACGCTGATGATTGGATTACTCTTGGCATGGCAGGCGTAGAGAAATTTGGTGAAATACTTAAAACAGCAGATGCAGCAGCAAATGCAGCAGATGCAGCAGCAGCAGCAGCAGATTTACAAAAAGCCGCCAGTGCTGTAGTTGCTTCTACAGGACTTAATTTTACCACTACTGTGGCTGAAACTGCTAAAGCCGCTAAAACAGCAGGAACGCTTTTTGAAACAGCATCAGATATAAAAAAACTATACGATATTGGAAGTGTTGTGTATGAAGACGTTATTCAAGCAAAGAGAATAGAAGAACAAGCACAGGCAGACGTTTTAGACTCTACTGCTACTGAAGCACAAGAACAAATAGATGCTACAACAAAAGCAGCTATAGACGCTAACACTACTGCTATTACTGATCCAGTTACAGGAGAAGACCTTAACCCAACAGGCGAAACCCCTGATCCTGTTCCTTCAGAAATTGATGAGATTGCTAATTACCCGTATTATGAAGAACCTATTGTAGCTGATCCTATCAGTGTTGGGGAGGCTTCTGCGGATGCACAGGCTTCTGCGGATGCTACACAGGCTGCTAATGATGCTGCACGGGCTGCTGCGGATGCACAGGCTGCTCAAGAAGCTGCGGATGATGCAGCAATACAAGCTGCTATAGATTCTGAAAATGCACAGGCTGCTGCGGATGCTCAGGCTGCTCAAGAAGCTGCTCAGGCTTCTGCTGATGCTGCACAGGCTGCTAATGATGCTGCACGGGCTGCTGCTGATGCAGAAGAGCAACAAAATAATATAGACGAGCATCCTTGGATTTATGAAGGAAACGGTGTTTTTCGCCACAGAACTACAGGAGAAGTTATTGCAGAAACAGTCGGAGATAACGACCCTTACATTGTAGGTGAGGGATACAGTGGGCCTGAATCAACAACGACTTCAGACATAGACGTTGAAACTGTTGTTGAAACACTTGATAATGTTTTTAATAACACTACTGATGATGTTGATCCTATAGTTACTACAGACACTACAGACACTACAGGCACTACAGGCACTACAGACACTACAGGCACTACAGGCACTACAGACCCTAATACAGACACTACAGGCACTACAGACCCTAATACAGACACTACAGGCACTACAGGCACTACAGGCACCACAGACCCTAATACTGGCACTACAGGCACCACAGACCCTAATACAGGCACTATAGGTACTATAGGAAACACAGATACTACAGACACTACAGACCCTAATACAGGCACTACAGGTACTACTGGTACTACAGGAGACACTGGTACTACAGGAGACACTGGTACTACAGGAACCACAGGCATCCCAGACCCCAATACAGGCACTATAGGTACTATAGGAAACACAGATACTACAGACACTACAGACCCTACAGGTACTACTGGAGATACTGGTACTGGTGATGGTGGTACTGGTGATGGAGATGGGTCAGGCACTGGTACTGGCACGGGCATGGGACAATCAGCCACAAGAACAACTGACTCTTTATTTGGCGATTTATTAGGCATAAACACTCAAATAGGTAGCACTCAAAAGATGTTAAACTTTAACCCCATGATGCCACAACAAACAAATGTTGTACAACCTATTGATCTTTCATCTCTTTTTAAACAACAAACAAATAATAGAAGACAAGGCATGTTAACAAACGCTCAACCAAAAAGAAGGTTCCCCTACTAATGACATACTTACAGCTTGTAAATAGCGTACTGCGGAGGCTTAGGGAAGAAGAAGTTTCTACCGTTTCTCAAAACAACTACTCTCGTTTAATTGGCGAGTTTGTTAATGACGCTAAACGGTCAGTAGAAGATGCTTATGATTGGACTGCCTTGCGTACTACATTAACTGTGTCCACAAATGATTCAGCTTTTAACTACACGCTAACAGGCTCTCAAAACAAAATGAAAGTTTTAGATGTCATTAATGATACGTCTAACTTTTTTATGCACTACAAGACTTCTCATTGGATGAACAATGCTTTTTTAATTAATGATGCCCCTACAGGCACACCTCAGTTTTATTGCTTTACTGGCGTAGACGCTAACGGGGATAACGGTGTTGATTTGTACCCCAAGCCTGATAAAGAGTATCAAGTGCTTTTTAAAGTAGTTTTGCGTACAGAAAACTTTACGGAAGACACAGAAAAGTTAAATGTTCCTTCCTCTCCTGTTATACAGCTTGCAACAGGATTAGGTGCTAGAGAACGAGGAGAAACAGGCGGCACTAGCGCAGCAGAGTTGTTTGGTCTTGCTGATAGAACATTGGCAGATGCTATTGCGTTTGATGCTGCTCAACATCCTGAAGAAACTATTTGGTACTCTTAAATGGCACAACAACTACAAAATATTACAGTAGCAGCGCCAGGATTTGGTGGACTTAACACACAGGATTCTCCTATTGGCGGTGATCCAGTTTTTGCATCTATTGCAGACAACTGTGTTATTGATAAGCTAGGTCGTATAGGCGCTCGTAAAGGTTGGAACGCTGTGTCTTCTAACGGTGCTGCTGTGTTAGGCACTAGCCGTGGCATAGAGACAGTATTTGAGTTTGTAGACACTAGCGGTAGCATAGTAATTATTTCCGCGGGTAACAATAAAATATTTAAAGGTACCAGTACTCTTGTAGATATTACACCTAGCGGTTATTCTCCAACAGCTAATAACTGGAAGTGCGTTACCTTTAACAACCATTTATATATGGTTCAGTCAGGCCACGTTCCTTTAATAGCTACGGACGAAAGCGGCTCTTTTGTGCTTGAGGCTATTACTGCTCACACAGGTTATTCAGGCACTGTACCACAAGGTAATGAAGCACTTGCTGCTTTTGGTAAACTCTGGGTTACAGACATTGTAGGTAACAAACACACAGTTTATTGGAGTGATACTCTTGACGGAACAAAGTGGACAGGCGGTGCTACTGGTAATCTTAACCTTACAACTGTCTGGCCTACAGGTAATGACGAAGTAGTAGCACTAGCTGCTCATAACAACTTCTTAGTTATCTTTGGCAAGAAGTCTATACTTGTGTACTCAGGTGCTTCTAGTCCTGCTACTATGACTCTTACGGACACTGTAGAGGGCGTAGGTTGTATAGCGCGTGACTCAGTTCAACACACAGGCACTGACATCTTGTTTTTGTCTGACTCAGGTGTCCGTAGCTTTGGTAGGACTATACAAGAAAAGTCTATGCCTATGCGAGACATTAGTAAAAATGTACGTACTGATTTAACAACCTTAGTAGCTTTAGAAACCAACCCTATTAAATCTTTGTACAGTGCTGATGAAGCTTTTTACTTACTTACGTTGCCCTTTAGTGATACAGTGTATTGTTTTGACATGAGAGCGCCAATGCAAAACGGCGCTCAGCGCGCTACTACTTGGTCAGGCTTATCTCCTCTAGCGTTAACTAAGTTAGAAAACGGTAGCATATACTTTGGTCTTTCTACGGGTGTTGTTGAATACACTGGTTACTTAGATGGAAGTGACAATTACCAAATGCGTTACTTTAGTAATCCTTTGGATTTTGGTAATGTTTCAAATTTAAAGTTTTTAAAGAAATTTAATATTACTATTATAGGTGGTCAAAATACTGACTCCACTTTAAACTGGGGTTATGATTACTCTAGTAACTTTACTAAGCAAGTTTTTACTTTAGCAAGTACTGCTAATGCGGCGGAGTACGGTATTTCGGAATACAACACTTCAGCAGTATACACAGCCTCTGCTATTATTAATACTCCAAAAGTAAATACTAGCGGTAGTGGTGAAGTAGTTACTATTGGTATTGAAACACAGATAAACAACTCTTCTTTTTCTATTCAAAAAATTGACATACATGCTCTATTAGGGAGGCTTATTTAATGTCCAACTATATAAAGACCACTAACTTTGCAACTAAATTTAACACAGCTAACCCTACGTTCACAGGTACAGTTACAGCCCTTGTTGTTGCAGGTAATCTAACAGATAATACAATGATTAGAGGAGCATACTAATGAGCGCA